TTCAATCCACGTCATATTTTTTACTATCGACCAGATGGCATAAGTCGAAACGCCGTAATCGATAGCCAATTTGGTTTTGCTTGTTTTGCCGCCTGCAAATATCGCCCTTATTTCACGGGCTTTTTCCAGGCTGAGCTTTGTTCTCGCACATGCCCGGACAGAGCTTGTGATGAGCGTCCTCACCTCTTCGGTTCTGCGCACTCCTTTGACGGCGGACTCCAATCCTTTATTCCACGGCTCTCTACCTACGTTGGCAGCGGAAATTTTTCCTCTGGCATCGACCGTATGCGTTTGCCCAAAAAAGGGATGGTCTTCACCTCTCTTGGCCGATAGTTTGAGGCGCTCGTATGCTTCTGGCTTGTTACGAAAAACCGGCTTGCCCTTCCGTTGAGCGCTAGATGCAGCGCGCCTCTCGAGGGTATAGGGAATGCATGCTCGACCAGCTACCGAAGAGACATTCATCCCGTGGGTAGCTCTGGCAGATCGATAGAAATCGATGATTGCTTGCTCGTAGAAAAGCAGATTGTGCTCATCGCATATCAGCACGAGTTCTTCTTGAAAAACGGAAGCGCCATATTTGTCCCAGGCTCTCTGCATCAAAACTGAATGATGGGTGCCGCGCTGAAGATCCCATTTATGAAGATACAGTCGCCTTTTCACATTCTTCGAAGAGCCGATGTAAACCTTTCCGGTAGCTGTGTTCGAGAGTTTGTAGATGCCGCAGACCCGCGACTCAGCAACCAGAATGTTCATCGACTCACCTTGAATAAGTGCCCACCTTCACAGGCTGTTGTCGCGTGCTTCGGCCATGACCGCAATGGCCTCCGATTCCATAACGCGGATGTCCTGGAACACGCGAGGGCGATCCTTGGCAGGGATGCCGACGAGTTTCATCACGTCTGGCAGTACGCCGTAATCGAGGCCGGTCGCGCCGCATGCGCCAGTGCGCCACTGGGTCCACATCGAGTCCATGACGAGGAACGATTTCCAGTTGTCCGGCCAGACTTCGAAGGTTTCGTCGTAGTCTTCCGGCGAGAATCCGAACATCGCCATTTGCTCGGCAGAACTATCGGCCTCATAAAGCGCACGGGCAACGGCGGTCAGTTTCCCAAGCGGGCCTTGCCGAATGCTTCGCTGTACGCCTTCACGACAGCGTCCGACACGCCGATGCAGCTCTTCACCAGAGCTGTTATCGACTCATCGTTGAGCTTTTCGCCAAAGCCCCACGACACCACCAGATCCTTGATTTGATCGACACCCTGTTCAACCTCTGCCGCGGTAATTTCCGAGAGGGTCGGCTCAGTCCCCTTGAAGCGCTCACCGATGGCCGCTGCTTTTTCCTTCCAGGCGTCGAACAGCTCAGCCAGTTCGATGCGGTCGCGGTACCTGAACGTGAACGGCACTATGGCCGGCTTGTCGCCGACCTGTGGGATAGCCACATCGACGGTGAACGTCGGCTTTGGCGCGATGGAAAACTTTGCCATGGGAACCCCTTAGGCGTTGTAGCGGGTTGGGCGGGAGGCGAACGACAATGTGATGGTCCGCGTCATGATGTTGTTGCGACTCAGTGTCGGGGTCGCGGTGATAGACACGTACGCGTAGTAGTAAATGCTCGCGCCGCCGGGCAGGTTTGCGCGTACCAGGCGCGGCTCTTTGTCTTCGTCCGCCGCCTCGACGATCGCGACATAAGCCTGGGCTGGATCATCAGCGACTGGCAGCGTCATGCTGCTGGCCGACTTGTTGGTAGGCAGCTGACGATCATCGTCATCTTCAAGGAAGCCGTAGGTGAGGAACTGCTGCTCGCCGCCGTTGGCTGTGGGCTCAGTGATCTGCGCAATCTGCGTCCAACCAGAAGCCGCACGGACCTTGCCCGCACCGGAGCCGGCTGGATAGTTCTTCACGCTGGAGGTGTCCACGCCTTCAGCCGCGAACTCGCCGGCTTCCGAATCGATGATACGGGCCGGACGGCCGTTCAGCTTCGCCCAAGCAGAGTCGATGACAATTACGTCGCCATCAGTGAGACCGTGCGCTGCAGCAGTGAGAACCGCTGGCTTTGCGTTGCTGATGGCGGTGAACGGTTTTGCAAGGCTCAGTGTGGCCGCGATCTCGAACGTGGTGCCGTTGGGAATCCTGACGCTCATGGGTTTTCCTCTTTGTAGAATGACAAAACCCGCTCAATGGCGGGTCCTGGGTTTGCCCAACGGGCGGATTAGTTGGTGTCGGCTCGGTAAAGGAGCGACACGGGCACGGTGAAGGTTGTGTCGTCTGAGATGCCAGGGCCTTGATCAACTGGGCTCATGGTCACCACCGTCAGCGCCTCCTTCGTGTTCCGCTCGTACAGCGGAAACAAGACTGCGATCTGATCGGCCAGCGCGCCGGCCGCACTACGATATTTGCCCGATGGCGTCACTATGCTGACCTGAAACACGCCGGTGTACAGCTTGTGGTCGCCGCCCAGCGTGTTGCTCGCAGTGTCGGCCGGCAGTGTGAACGCCTTCAGGTGGGTTTCGCCATCGACCGGCTTGTAGGCCTCGTTCTCGACGACGACCTTCAGCGGTATGGACAGCGTTTTCGCCCAGGCGATAAGCTTTTTCTCGTAGATCGAGGCGATGATGTTGTGGCTCATATCTGGTTGTTCCTGATGGCCTCCTGCACGATCTGCTGAAAGCGGGCCACGGTGATGCGGACCATCCCGCCGGGCGCCTGTGTCGAATGACCGAACTCGAGTGGGATCGCATACGGCAGATTGTTGATGAGGTACGCAGTCTGTCCTGCGGTGAAGTCGCTAACCGCGGAGACCAGTGCAGCGATGGTCTCCTGCCCGCTCGGGTCAACCTCGTCAAACGTAACGCTCTCGACGACATCAATTGAAAGGTGCCAGTTCGCCCGGAACCGCCCGCCGACGTAACCGTCAGGGGCGCGGACGTCCATGCCGTCGCTCAGCTTGCGCCCGGGCTTGAGCCTCCTCGCCTTTGTCAGATTGGCCGGATCGTTACGCAGGTCGCTGTTGTGATCGTCCACGGCCTTGTTGTACTGGCTGGCCACTGCGTTCTGCGCCCAGATCTCGGGATTGCCCACTGGCGACATGCGGATGACGCTGCTGCCCACCTCGATGATGATTTCGCGCAGGCTAGCGTCGATGGCTTCCGTCGCCTGAGCCGCGAACTCGGCGAGGCTCAGTGCGAAACTGCCGGGCTGGCCGGCACCGGCGCGGCTCACGACCGCACCTGCAGCTCGTACAGGATCGGCGTGCCGGCTGGGTTGATCTCTTTCAGTGGGGGAACGATTGACCAGGCGCGACCTTGAACGATGACCTTGTTCAATAAATCCGGCACCCACTCCAGCCCCTGCGCGGCGATCTTGAGCTTCTTGTCGCCCTGCTTGATGAGGCTGTTGTTCTGGAACTCTTGGCCGGTGAAGTCGAGCAGGATGCCTCGGGCGGTCTGCTCGGTGATGGTGTCAGGCGGCGCGCTACCGGCGTCCGGATCGTACTCGCCGACGGTGATTGCCCGGATGATCACGGGCTGGCCGAACTCTGTGATCATCTCCAGAGCCATCACGGCCATTTCGTCGTAGAAGGCCATGATGGCTCCATATGTGAAAAGCCCAGCTCGGTGGCTGGGCTTTGATTACAACTTCAAGGGTTCTGACCTGGCCTGACTCGGCTTAGACGGAAAAACCTTACGCCTTTCTTCAAGCATCAAGTTTGCAAATGTTGCTGCCCACGCAACTACATCATCCGGGTTGTCATCACCCTTTGTTGTGATGAGCGCCGTCAAAGCCGCGCTTGCATATGCGTCCCACGCATCTTTTTCGTCCTGCTCCGGGTGATTTCTGACTATCTGATGCTCGGCCATATCGACTTCCTTTTTGATGAAGTCGCAAGCCTACGCTCGATTACGCCCGTATCGCAAACAGCCCCCGCTTCTGTAGGTAGTCAGCAAACTGCGTAGCGCTCGGCCGATCCGGTGCCGCTGGCAACAGTCGGCCGCTGGTGTTGGAAATCGTCGCGTATTCGCGAGTTACCGCGCCTTCGACACGCTCGAGCGTCACCGCACCCTTGCGCTTGTCGATCGGGTCTATATCGTCGGTGTGGATCTCGGCAGCCAAGGCCATCTGGCCATACTGGATGCGCGCAGGCAGATAGTTGTCGGGTTTTATCTGCCGATCCAGCTCTACGCCCCGACGCGGCCAAGCCAATGCCTGATCGCTGTCCGTCTTACGCCCCTTCCAGGTCATGCCATCCATCACCAAGGCGGACCGGCGAAGCAGTGCTTCTTGCGCAGGCTCGTCCGCAGGAATCGTCACGCCGAACTTCACGGCGTACATGACCAGATCTGCGGCACTCGCGTAGCTTTCGGCGTCTGGCTTTCCGGTGCCGTCCTCGATGATGAGTGTCATGGATCAACTCGCTGGATTGAGCTTTGAATGATTGGACGCCAGTGTGTCCGGCACCCGCAGTATCACGCCTTGGGCAGATCGGCGACGAGCTTTTCCAAGGATTCTTTCGAGGCATTGGCCCGGTAAGTCACGCCAGCCGCGTCGAGCTTAGCCTTCAGGGATTCGACTTCCGCGCCTTCGCCCGCCTTCAGAGCTTCCAACTCGCCGCGCAGCTTCTCGTTTTCCGCGGTGAGAGAATCGCGACTGGTGGCGAGCTCATCCACTTTGACGCGGATGTGATCCAGTGCGTGGTAGAGACGAGTCGCCAACTCACCGCATTCTGGTTTTTCAATCTCACCAGCATCGAGGCCATCAATGACGGTGCGGACCATATCGCTTTCGATGCGGAGCTTGCCGATCAGGTCTTCCAGTTCGGCCTGGTTGTTACCGGCACCAACAATCAGCACCTGGCGCTGCTCGACTTCCTTCAACGTCACTTCTGGCGTGTTGTCGGCTTCGTCGCCGCGATCATCAGTCACGTTCGCGTCGATGATGCGCAGACCGGCTTCTTTCGCCAATGCTTTCACGTCTTCCTGGTACTGATGGAACGGGCCGGGCAGATACCAGATGTTCTTGTTGCTCATGATCATGTCCTCACCGAACCGGGCGCGAGGCCCGGCTCAGCTGTAAGGGGTTACTTGGAGGCATCACCGATCAGAGCAACACCGGCGGTGTCCTTGATGCTGGACGCCGTCTTGTCCCAGTTGGTGCCGGTAGCCAGCGCCGCATTTGATGGAGACTTGCCGCCGTTAGTGACGTCCCAGGTGTAACCCTTCAGACCCAGGCCGAAGGTGTAGTCGGTCTGGATGGTGGTCTCGATACGCTCTTTGCCGTTCACGGTTTGAACGTTCGAGATGATGTCGCGGTTGTCATGGACCAATGCGGCACCGCCCACCAGGCCCAGGATGATTTCCTTGTTCGGCGTACCGGTCTGCATCAGTGCAGGAGCGTCGGTCACGATCGAGACCTTGCCGAGAATGTCGACCACGCGAACATTGCCCGCCACGAACAGGTTGGTGGAGTTGCCGATCGCTTGACCAACCAACTTGTGCCAGGTGGTGCCCTGCATGATCTGGGCAACCAACGACTGACTGGCATCGCCGAACTTCGCATGGGCATTGTTCAAACCTGCCTGGGTGATGCCTGCGGTTGCCGACACGTCGTTCACAGCAGTGGACTGCGCAGTGATCGCAGCCACCAGCGCCGCGATGGCGGTGTTCAGCTGGTCTTTCAGCAGAACCTCTGCAAACGCACGGCTGGCGACTTCGATGCCCTGAACGGTTGGGCGCTCCAGCCAGGTCATCTGGGATGGCTCGTAGCGGATCGGACCGAAGCCGCCAGCAACCTTGACCGACGTGTTCTTCAGCTCGGTCAGATCGGTGATCGGCGCGGTACCGTTGGCAGCGTAACGATCGACACGACGCTGAGCGGCACCCAGAGCCTGGAAGAACGACTCTTGCAAGAAGTCGCCGGTGAAGCCTTCAGGAGACAGCACGATCGCGCCGTTACTGGCGGCATTGAATGCCTGAAGCATTTGATCCAGCGTCTCGAGAGTCGCGGGCATGATGAAGTCGTTGAACACCTGCATTTGAGACAGGGACATAAATTATTTCCTTACTTGAGAGGGAGATCAGAGAACCGTGCAGCAAGTGCTGCCGTGCGCTCCGCCTTGGTGCCGCCGATATTGCCTTTCGCGGCCCCGCCGCCACCTCCAGCACCGCCAGCCCCGCCGCCAGATGCCTTACTACCCGCGATCAACGGCGCGAACGCCGTGTCGTTTGCGAACTCTGCTTTCAGCTCATCCAGCGTTGCCGCCGAGAGCTTGCCCTGCTGGTCAAGAACGACCACGACAGGCTTCCCGTCGCGCTGCTCGACGCTCAAACGGTGTTCGATGTGCGGCAACAGGGCTTTGGCGCTGCCTGGGATTGCCAAGGCGGACGCGATATCAGTAGCGGTACGGCCAACAGTCAGATCCCGGATCTGAGTGCTCAGCGTCGTCCGCTCTTGTTCCAGCGTGCCGTTCAGTTCAGCTTCACGGCGGTTATATTTTTCGGACCAGGATCGTTCGAGCTCTTCCACGTTGCCGGACTTCCGGGCAGCGTCTTCACGCTCAAGGCGTGCAGTTTCTTCAGCCTCTTCGCGCTTACGCTTTTCGGTTTTCTTTTCATCCAGCAAGGTCTGGACCTGGGCCTTCAGTCCAGACACATCTTCTTGCTGCGGCAGACCTTCAATGCCGAGCACGAACTTGCCGTCCTTCTCGGTGTAAAGAGCGCGCACGGCTTCGTCGACACCGTCCAGGCTGTCCAGTTGGAATTTCAGCATTTGTTGTCTCCCAGAGACGTAGGTGCAGGCCCTGCCTGCGGAGATAGAAATGATTTCTGAATATGAGGAGAATGCGCCGACGAACTTAAATCATGTGCTGGAGCAATAGATGACGGACGCTACACCTAGTGAGAAAACGAGGCTTGAACTATGGAGCCCAATTGTTATACCGGCCATAACAGGACTACTTGTTCTGGCGGCAACGATGAGTACCGGCGTGACGAGCTGGATGACTGCTTCCCAAACTGCAGAAATCACCAATCGGCAATCCTGCATAGCAAGGATTGACACCAAAGAACAAAACTTACGCATCAAGGCCGACCTTTTTATCAGTGCACTAGGGAACCTGATGGCAATGACAGGTTATGGCGATTTCAAAACCGAAACTTACAACTCAAGGCTCGATGAGCTTATGAAAGCTGGGTACTCGTTCAGCGTTTATGCCCCAGCTGAACTCTCCGTATTGAGCCTGAATTTAGTGACTGCTCTGAAAAACGCGTTTAATGAAAAGGACGATAAAATTTCTAACGAATATTTAGAAAAATTCAACAAGAGCCACGATAAATGGAGAGAAGAATTTCAAAAATTTATGAATTCGATCAGTTCTGACCGGAGTCGTTGTTAGCTAAATACCCGCATTCCAAAACGCCAGCGGCTCCAGATCTCTCATTTCCACGAGCGTCAGCGGCGCAAAGTTCCGATCAAGCTGCAGCTCGGCAAAGCGCTCGACGCTCAGGCCGCCTTCGCGGAACAGCTTGGCGCGGACCGGACCGATGGCCTTGTCCTGAAAAGCCGCCGGCTGCTCCTTGAGCCAGTCGTAATAACTGAGGTCTGCCCTCACCTGCTGGGGACCACCATCGCCAATGGATGCCCGCGTGGCGATG